AGGCAACCCCATACAATAAACTCCAATACCACGCCATAATAATTTTATAATATAATGATAAGAATCATTTACAATTGGGAAATAATGTTTTAGTTCATCCACATATTTCTCGATAGATGTATTTGAGAAATATTGAACAGTATTAAAAATAAAATCAGGATGTGGTTCTTGTAAATGAGGGGCTGTCATTTCTTCACTAGTATTTTTATTTCCTAACATATTTTTTAATGATTTTTTTTCCATCGTATCATCCAGTTTTTCTTTATCTTGCTTCTTATCATTCTTCTTAACAAGCTTTGTCATTTTAACCCGATCTGCTAATAATTTGGGGTATTTATTACTCTCAAGTGTATCAACTTCTATTGCAAATTCTTTAATCAGAATCAAACAATCATCTGTATTTTGCTGAAATACAATTGCTGGTAATTTTTGTTCTTCTTTTAATTTAAATAATAGACTAGAATATTTAAATTTGTTACCCTCGTTAAAATTAATCTTAAAATGATCAATAATTTTTTTTATTTTCGGTTTATTATCAATAAATTTATCATTATAAGATAATACCATAAAAGTAAGTAGTTGTTTGAAATAACAATTTACTTTGTCTAAATGTATTCTTTCATCTTTATTGAAAAATTTATAAGGGGACATATTACAGAGATTAAATTCTTTCATCAATTCATTAACAAGATCCCAAACATCAGGAGGTGTTGGTTCTAAGTTCTTATCCAATATATTACTAGTAATGAAATCTTCTTCTGTAATAAGTGCAAAAGGATGGATAATATTTAATTTATTATTATCATAATAATATCTTTGTAAGTTAAAAAATCTCTTCTTACATTCAATCTTATTAACTGTATTACTATTAATACTTTGGAACCATTCCACAATAGATCCTACATTACCAATTGTTGCGGACAATGCAAGGAATGACACATTATTTAATACTTTTGCAATATATTCCATTGCAAAGCCTTCTTTCTTTCCAATCATATGAACTTCATCAAAAATAATCCATTTAAAATCATTTTTAATAAATGGTAGGAAATCAACAATTGTATCAGCTGTACCTACAATTGAAGGTGCTTTATTTAAAATATCTATCATATCATCTCTAACTGGTGATGTTTGATATGTTTTTGTTAATATGGGGACATTTGTACCTAGAATATTTCCAATATAAGCCGATAATTGCCAAGCCAATGCATCTGTTGGAACAACAAATAATGATTTACCTTTTGTTGTGACATATCCTGATATAACAGATTTACCAGCTGATGTAGGGGCTGTTATAACTGTTGATATATTATTATCAATATTATTAATTACATCAATTTGCCAATCATCCAATTTATTAAAACCTTTTTGATTTAGTGGTGGCATTTGTGTATAAAATTTTGTAAATTGTAGTTTAATCAAATCCATTTTACTAATAATTTGTTCCATTTTATTTAATAATCGAGAGTATTCTTGCGCCAGTTCTTTTGTTAATTTAAATTGATCTTCCATTAATCTCAAATAAATATTTGCAACAAAATCAAAATTATTATTTTTTATTTGATAATCTAATGTATGAAGGAGTAATCTAATCTTGCCTTCTCTAGTTGTTGGTTTTGCTCCCAAACTATATTTTTCAATTAACATTATATCATCAGCTACGGCTGTTTTCTGTTTTTCAAGATAATTTGTCATTATAATCATTTCTTTAGTATTTAATTGTTCTTTATTCTTCTTTTTATCTAGAATTATTTCTTCTTTAGTTTTTTCAGGATTTATATATTGTTGAATATTTTTTGGATTAAACCCATTATCTGGTCTTAATGCTACTTTAATAGTTGCTTCTTTATTAATATTATAATTTTTATCTTCATAAGTTTTTTGAAAAAAACTAAATTCCCAATTACCTTTATTATTCATATTATTCTTTATAGTTATTTATTTAAAACTAATTGGTGATTAATTCATTTTTTTTTATATTTCTTAAATAAAGACCAAATATTATTATAATGAAAACAATAAGAAATAGTATCATATTACAACTCTTATTATTTGTATTTGGGAAATAATCCCGATGTTGTATATCTGTACCAAATGTATAAGACTCTTGAGATAAATCAGATAATATAATACGATCATCTTCCATATGATTATATTTAACGGTACGTACTTTTAACTTATCAAATACTCTACTCATTTCTGTATCAATTTGCTCTGTAATAGGAAATAATGATAATAATATTCTTGCAGCTTTTTTATTAATAACATATCCAAAAAGTCCATATAATATGTTAGGTACATCAAAATATTTTAATTCTTTACTAGGTGTATATTTATGTGCTCCTAAAAATAAAATATCATAATTATCAATATTTTTCATAATATCAACTAGCTTATTATTATAATCACTATCAAACCATATATCATCTTCAAGAATTAATACACGTTCATCTGGACCATTTAATATTTTTTCCCAAGCCAATTTATGAGATAATGCGCAACCAACAGCCCCTTTTGTTAATATTGTATATAAACCCTTTTTATTATCTAATGCTGCATTTATACCATTTTTTGAAATTATTTTATTAGATAAACTGGCGATATCTAATTTTTTAGCATCAATTGCATTTATTCTTTCAACTTTTATTTTATTATCTATTTTTCTTAATTGATCTTCAATATTATTTTTTCTATCAGGTCTTCTTTCTAAATTAATATAGAGAATTTTGCTAAACATAAATATTTATATTTTATACTTAGAAATTATTAGTCTTATGATGCAAAATTGGACAAGCTATTTTTATAAAAATTGGACAAGATATTAAAAAATTGGACAAGATATTAAAAAATTGGACAAGATATTAAAAAATTGGACAAGATATTAAAAAATTGGACAAGCTATTTTTATAAAAATTGAACAATATTTATTTAAAATTACAATAATATTATAATATTATAATGAATGGTTTAATGAATATTGGTAATACTTGCTATCTCAATTCTGGATTGCAAATGTTAATTCATATTGAAGATTTATGTAATTTAATTTTAGAATACTCAGATAGATCATCAATATTAAAAGTTATTAGTAATTTTATTAATGAATATCATAATGGAAATAATGTTTTGATACCACGAGATATTAAATCAATAGTTGAACAAAGACAACATATGTTTATGGGATTTAGACAACATGATTCTGCTGAATTTATTGTATTTTTATTAGATATTATTGATGAAGAAATAAAAAAAATATCAAAAGAGTCTAATGGAATTGTTCCTATATTTTCATTAGAAAGTAATGTTAGGGTTAAATGTAAATTAAAAGCTTGTCTTAATATTAATGAACATATTGAAAAAAATAATTTCCTATTACTAGATATAAATAATGATAGTAAAACGCTAGATGATTGTTATAGATTGTCCAAATCATCTGAAATATTAGAAGAAAGTAATTATAATTGTGATAAATGTAAAAATAAGACAATTGCTTCTAAAAGATCAACTGTTATTAATTGGCCTAATAATTTGATTGTTTGGTTAAAGCGTTTTAAACAGAAAGGAATGAGAGTAGATAAAATGGATAATATGCTAGAAATACCATTGGAATGGAGACATAATATGAAATTACAAGGCTTTGTAATCCATTCAGGTGGCTTACACGGAGGACATTACATTTATGTTGGATTAGTTAATAATAAATGGTATCTATTTAATGATTCATCTGTTAGTGAAATACAATATCAACAACAATTATCTAATTATTTAAATTGTGCATATTTATTATATTATAAAAAAATAGAAAATATATAAAAATATATATTATATAATATTCATATGATTGAATATTATATAAAATCAAAAAATGGGAATATCAATATTTTAGAAGGTATTGATATAGATAATTGTAAAGGTATTATTATTAATATTCATGGTTTGGCTTGTCATTTTCAGTACATTCACAACACACTAGATGAGATTACTAATAGAGATGAGTTGTTCTCTAAATTTGGATATAAAACATTTGGTTTTGAATTTCATGGACACGGTAAAAGTGAAGGACGTAAATGTACTATTTATGATTTTAATGACTTGATTATTGATTTACATAATGTAATAGAAATGATAAAAATAAAATATCCTAATATTAAAATATTTTTATTAGGCGAATCAATGGGAGGAGCTGTTATTTTAAAATATATTGCAACTAAATTAAATAATATTAACGGTATAGTATTATTAAGCCCAATGTGTGGTATTGATAAAGAAATGCGCCCTAATTATTGTTTAGAAAAAATATTATTATGGACAAGTAGAATATTTCCTTTATTACCATATGGATTAAATAAAAATATAACAGAAGAATCGACAACTAATAAAGAATACATAAATGCATATAATAAATGTATCTATAAATTTTCTAAAGGTTATCCATTAACAACATTAAGAGAATTATATAATACTAGTATATCATTATTAGATTTGGCTAATAAAATAGATTGCCCTTGTTTTATTATTCACGGGGAAAATGATAATATTACACCAATTAAATCAACTATTAAATTTTATTATAAAATTACTAATAATAAAAATAAATTATTAATTATTAATAAAGGCCACAATTTATTGGTTCCTAAAGATAAAAATGATAAAGAACCATATAATATTTGCAATAACATATTAGAATGGTTTAATAGTTTAGTATCTGTCTAATTTACGAATATTATTACTATTATTATTTGATAATGATCTATTTGTAGTTATTGAATTATTATTTAGATTCCTATTATTATCAATTTCATTATTTATAGTATAATTTTTATTAGATTCATCTACTATTTTAGATTTATTATAAAGTGGTTTCACTAAAGTACTAATACCTTTAGATACTGTTGATGCGGTATCTTTAATAAAATTATTAGATCCAATATTAATAATTTCATAAATTATATTTTTTATAGTATCTGCAAATGGTTTATTTAAATAAGATAGACCAAATAAGAATAATACAATATAAATTAATGATTTACCAATATCCCATATTATGAAACTTAATTTATCATAAAATGTAATTAATATTAAAATCAATAAGATTGTCATTTTATCAAGTTTATAATTATTTTTATTAATAGAGTCTTGTGTGTTATTATCCATTGTATTATAAATACATAATATAATAAAATATCTAAATTATTATATAATATATGTCTGATTTTAAGGAAAAATATATCAAATATAAACAAAAATACTTATTACTTAAAAATAAAACAATGATAGGAGGTGCATCCAAATCAGAACTAGCATTATATAAGGCCAATTGGTGCGGACATTGCAAAATGTTCATGCCTGTTTGGGATAAGCTTCAGCAAAATTATAAAGATACTAAAGTTAAATTTACAACTTATGATTCTGAAAAACATAAAGATCATATTGAAAAAATGAATATTCAAGGCTTCCCAACTATTCATATTATGAAAGGTGGTAGTATTGAAGAATATAATGGTGATAGAACATATGAAAGTTTAGAACAAAAAATTAAAGAACTAATCTAACAATTAGAATAGCATTCTAAATATTCATCTGTATCTGTATCTGTATCTAAATTTAGTTTAACGTGATCTATTAAAGAATCAATTTGTGATAATTTATCTTCTAATTTTGTATTTGTGGCTTTTAATTGTAAGATACTATCTTTGGGACATAATTTAGCCAAATTTGATAATGCTGATACAGTATTCTTGATTTCTTTCTTCTTCTTCTTTGTACATTCATTTAATATACTTTTAGTTTCTTTTATACACCATTTTTTATTTCTCTTAGATAATAAATACAAGTCTGTTTTAGTACTTAGCTTTAATAAATTTTTAAAATAAACATTTTTGCAGAATTCAGTGATTACTGGTTTTTCAACAGTATTATAGTAATTCATAATAGTATCAATTTCAGAATTCATTTAAATTTATTAAGAATTTATTTTATAATAAATTTAAATTATAATTTATTTTTTAACATTATTTGCATTTGTAAAATATATGGTAAAAAAGTTTCATAAGATTTTTTATATATCATATTTTCTATTTTTTTATATTTATCAATACTATCTAATTTATCTTCTTCAACATTTTCCAAATATAGATCATATAGATCATCAATATTATTAGATAAATAATTAATATCTGATAATATGTTATTTAATTTTTCTAAATATTCTATATTATTATTTTTAGAATTATACTGTTTAATTTTTTTTATCTTTATATTTATCTTATCTAGTTTAGATAAGATGCCATCATATATATCATCACCATAACTACTCATTATTTTGATATTATGCCCATGTCTTTAAGCCCTGCTATAATATTATTTAATTTATTATTATTTTTTTGAACAGTAGATGTCTTTTTTAAATCATCAAAATTATTTATTTGAACGTTTAAATTATCTTGGGTTATTTTTTGAGGTATTGGTTTATATGATATATCCTGTTGTCGTCTTTCATTTTCAATTTGAATTAATCTTTCTTTAATATTAATTTTTTCATTAATATTAATTTTTAGATCTTCTTGTTTTTTTATTTGATCAGGTACAATATTTGTAATAGGATTATAGATAGTATTAACTATATTAAATTTAGTTGTCTTTCTATCATCTTCTTTATTTTTTAATTTTGTTAAAACATCTGGATTGAATTTTTTTTTATTACGAAGAAATATATTATTTTCCATTTTTATATTATAATAGAATATATTTTAATATTACGAAATAAAGAGTAAAAAAGTAAATATATTAATGAGTTTATATGATATATTAGAAATTAAACCTAATGCTACAAAAATAGAAATAAAAAAAGCATACTTGAAATTAGCAAAAGTATATCATCCTGATAAGAATAATCAAGATACTACTGAAAAATTTAAAAGTATTCAGTCTGCTTATGAAATATTAATAAATGATTCAAGTAGATTAGAATATCAAAGATTAAATCAAACTGAAAGAATTAATTTTAAACAATTATTTAATAAGATATTAAATAATAATTTAGATATTTCAGAGTTTATGAAATATGGTATGAATATTAATAAACCTGATTTGGATTATATAAAAAATAATTTTATTAATTTTTTTAAAAATTTAAATATTAAAGAATTATTAGACTTGTATATAAATGGTAAATTAAAGAAAAAGAAATATACAGAGCCTACTAATTGTTCTGATACTGACGAGGTCTTTGATGAGAATAGTGCAGAATATTATTATAGCTTACCTATTAGCATACAAAAAATTAATCTTCTTGATATTAATATTAGTTTGAATATTAATTTAGGTGATATCATGTCTAATAAAAGAAAAATTTCTATTAAAAGAAAGATAGAAGATTCATATGAATCATCAACCTTTATATTTAATTTATCTAAACCATATATAATATTTCACGGTGCTGGTGATTATGATGATGGAGAACACGGCAATTTAATTATTAAATTAATTTTACCTAATAATATTAATTGGGATGAAGATATAATATTAATTGAACAATCAATGTCATTATATGAAATGATATATGGACTAAATATATCAATTAATGTTAATCCTAATAAAAAAATAGAAATTCCTAATTGGGTTCCAAGTCGTGATGGATTAATGATAGATTTAAATAAATATAAAGATGAGTTTAAAATAAATAATTATAATATTGCGATAAAATTATATTTAGATTATGAAAATTCTAAAGAAAGGGAACAAATGCTCAAACAATATTTCTGTTAATCAATCTACTAATAAACTTACCAAATTTCTCAAATTTAATAATAACTTTCTTATCTTCACCATATAGATCCCATTCATTACAAATATCTTCATCTAGATAAAGATCTTTACAAGTTGCTTTGTCCAGATAAATATCTTTTCCATTACGCAATTCTCGTGCAACAAAAATTTTATTTAATTTACTGAGTACTTTGGGATTGGCAAGTACTTTTTCTTCATCAGTTGCTTGACCATTATCTTTAATAAATTTGAACAAGTATGTTGGTAGTTCTTTTGCTGTGAAACCACTCTTTCCACCGCGTTTAGGTCTTGTATTCGCAGCTTTATGAAGATCATCAGAATGAGTTTTCCCAAGATGTTCAAGAAGTTTTTCATTTTCTTTATCTCTTGATTTAGACTCTTTCAGTAGCTTTGTTAAACTCTCAATAACTGCCGATAGTTGTTTAGTTGTATCAATGTTCTTAAGGTGATTCTCTTTAATTTTATCAAACAATTCTTTATAAGATTCTTTTTGTTTCTTCTCACGTTTTTTACTCTTCATCTCCTTTTCTTCATCAGAATCCTCTGACACATCAGAAATATCTGAATTATCGGGAATTTTAATTTCTTCACCATCTGATTCAGGTTCAGGTTCAGGTTCAGGTTCAGACTTTTGAGGTTCTGGTTTCTTAACTTCTTTTTTAGTAGGTGGCTTTCTAATAGGGGTTTTTTTAACAGGAACATCAGAATCACTAGTATCTGAAGCAGTTTCTACTACTTTAATAGGTTGTTTGTCGGTTGTTTTCTTCATTGATTTGTTCATTTTAGACATTAATATATATATTGATTATCAAATTCAATATATATATTATTCAATTTTTTTACAATAAATTGCTTCTTAATACCTAATTAAAAGACACAACTACACTGATATTATTATTATTATTTGTAATATAGTTATTATCAGCAGTATATTGTAAGGTTTTGTTATAAATAGATAACTTATTCTTCTTTAACTTTATATTCTTATTTATTTTATTTATTTTTTTATCTATTCTATTTTTATAATTCATTTCAATCTCAATGGCTTGTTGATTAGATAGAATATATTCAAGTATATTTTTAGATATGAACCATCTAAAGAAATTTAATTGTCCGATTGTTGTAATTATACATGTCTCATTAATGAAATAAGGTATTCGATCACCTCTACTAAAGGGATCGAAATGTTTTTTTTGATATGCTTTTAATTGTTGTTTATAAGAAGAATATATATTTATTATTTGTTCATTATATTTGTATGATATTTTGTGAAGTTTAGAATATTTTGTAATAAAATAATCTATTAATCTAATAGATATATTTGTATATGAAGTAATAATATTTATAAATATACTACTATTTGTATCATTTAAATAAAATGATTCAATAGATTTTAATATCATTGCTTCTTGAGAAGTTATTTTTATATTATCAATAACTTCTTTATTTAGGTCCACTGCAGAATTATTTAACATTAAAAATCAAAATTAATATACATGTATGAATAAAAATATCTTTATATGAAAAATTTAATTATTATTATCATAATTTATTTTGGATGAAGTTATTCTTAATATATTTTCAACATCATCATCTTTATCTGATAAATTATCTACAATATTTAATTTAATATCTTCTTTATCATCTATATTAATAGGTTCCTTATCATCGTTTAATATATTAGTTAGTTGTTTAGCATCATCTTCACAATTTTGTTCGGATGTATTATTATCTGTTTCTACTATTTCTGTATCATTTTTAAAATCTGAAGTGCAAGATAATAGTTCAGGATTGTATTCTAATTGACTTGTACTATCATCATAGTCTTTACTTTGTTTTAAAAATATATTATTATTAATTTCAGTATCAGGAAATTCATCCTCTTCATCTTCTTCATCAGAATCAGGAATAAATTTATAATTATAATTATCTTTATTACAAGAAACTAAAATAGGTCTTAAAAATACACCATAATCATTATTTGTATTAATCCATACAGCATATACTTCTAATAACATTTTAATTAATGTATTTTCACTTAACATTTCCATTTTAATTTTCTGTTTATTATTTTTTTGTATAATTGTTTCAAAATTACTATTTTTTAATAATTTTAATTTAATTAGTCCATTCTTAAATGTATCTGATGAACGAACTATTTTTTGAAAATGAGTTGGTAGATCATTATTAAACCATTCTGTATGTTCAGACGCATCGTTAATTATTTTATTAGATAGATCTTTAAAAAAATTTAATAATTTATTAATCTTGGTATTATCAGTATTATATAATGCAACCTCAATTTCACCATATCCAAGATTATCTTTTAAAAATAATTTTGGTTCATTAATATTTAATAATGTTGGGGTTTGAAAAACAAGATTTCTTAATTTATTTTTATCCTGATATTTAATTAAAATAATTTTCTTCTTATCAGTTTGTTTAATATTTGTATATACAATATTTGATATACAAATATTACTTAATCTATATGGTTCTTGACTATTCATATATTGGAATATATTAAATTATGTTTAAATAAATTATAAAATAAATTGTTTATTTCTTAGATTTACCTCCTCTGACAGGGAGCTTTTTTACAGGCACAACCTCATCATCGGAATCATCTGACTCTACATCCTTCTTAACGGGTTGTTTAGTAGGTTTTTTTACAGGAACTACTTCCTCTGAATCCGAATCATTTGTTTGTTGAACATGAGGTTTCGGTTGTTTCTTAGGAGCCGGTGCATCATCCGAATCATCTGAATCATCTACTTTAGAAACTGATTTAAGTTTTTGAACAGGCTTCACAGGCTCATCTTCAGAATCATCTGAAGGAACTTGTACATCAGCTTTAGTTTCTTGTTTAGTTTCTTGTTTAGTTTCTTGTTTAGTATCTTGTACATCATCGTCTTCAATAAATCCAAATGACTCTGACTTTACAGATTTATTTGTTTTACGAATACGCGACATTACAAGACGAAGTGTTACACCCCATTCACCATTGCTTTTATACCAAACCTTAACAAGTTGAATTACTGGTTGTTGATCACATTTGTGTTCATAAAATTTCTCTACATCTTCAAGTGTAATATAATTACCTTCTGATAAAACACGAGTTGTCTTGTTTGTTTCAGTATCTACATTATAGAATGCAGTAATAATTTCTTTTTTATTCTTGTTATTTACGTGAAATTTAGTTTTCATATAAGCGGGTTTTACTTTAATAGGTGTATCTTTCTTATCAGATACTTTCTTAACAGGCTTCGCAGCCTTTCTATAAATAGGCATATATTTTTCAATATGATCATCGTCAATACCTGCAGCTTTGCGAATACTTTCAGATGTTTTAAAATGTGTATCAAGTGCTTTCAAAAAGTCAATAAACTTCCTGATTTCAGGTGCATTTGTAGTACCATCATCCTTAATGACAACAGCACATTTATCAGCATCAACAGGAAACTTCATAGTATCGCGTGTTTCATCACTACGATACCATTCATTCTTCTCACCATTGCTTAGAAACTCACCAGGAGCGAGGCCATAATCAGTCATTAGAATACGAGGACCCTGGAATACAGCAGTCTTAGTTTTATCTTCATATTTAATTAGAGGAACAGCTTCGCCATTCATTATAACTGAATCAATAAAGACTTTTTTAGGGTCAATATCGGTGAATTTCATAGTACCATTATTAGTGTTTGATTTACTCATTAAAAGCTATATAATGTTCATTAGTTCAATATATCTTTAATTCAATTTTTTTAGAATACATGTTATAGTAGATTATTTGGCTTTAGCCTAAATACACTATTTGGCTTTAGCCTAAATACACTATTTGGCTTTAGCCTAAATACACTATTTGGCTTTAGCCTAAATACATTAAAGGATATAATTAGTATATATATATAAATGGATAATATAATAATAATCGATGAGAAACAAGCACAAGAAAGCGGATTTAATGAACTAGATTTGAATGAAGATATACTAAAGGGAGTATATTTATATGGTTTCACACAACCATCTAAAATACAAATAAAAGGGATTAAGGCAATTAGTACGGGTAAAGATTGTATTTTACAATCTCAGTCTGGTACAGGGAAAACAGCAACTTATCTATTAGGTGTCCTAAATAGGTTATCTGCTGATAAAACAACACAAGGTATAATCATTACCCCCACAAGAGAACTATGCGAACAAGTCTATACAGTGGCACACGAATTATCTAAATTCACAAGTTATAATATAGTTAAATGTGTTGGAGGAACTAATATATATCAAAATATTAAACAACTTAGAACAGCAACTGTTGTTATTGGTACTCTTGGTCGTATTAATCACATGATTAATGATAAAAAAATTAATATTCATAACATTAAATTTATTGTTCTAGACGAGGCTGATGAACTTTTAGTAGATGGAACACCAAAAGAATTACTTGAACTATTTGAAAATTCACCAAATGGTGTTCAAGTTGTTTTAATTTCTGCAACCATCTCTAAAAATGTATTTAATTCAAGTAATAAATTTATTCACGATCCAATTAAAGTACTATTAAGAAATGATGAAATTGCAGTTAATCTAATTAGCCAATTTTATATTGATGTGGAGACAGAAGAATATAAATTCGACACACTATTGGATTTATATAATCTTGTATCTACTTCTCAAACTATTATATTCTGTAATACAATTAGAAAGATTGAATGGCTTGAAGAGAATTTAAAGAAAAATAATTTTCCTATTACTGTTATTCATTCTAATATGACACAACAAGAACGAGATACGGTGGTGCGAGAATTTAGGGAAGGGAAAACAAGACTACTTCTAACAACAGATCTATTATCACGCGGTATTGATATCCCTCAAGTTAATATGGTTATTAATTATGATCTACCAGTTAATAAAGAAACTTATATTCATAGAATTGGTAGATGTGGGCGCTTTGATAAGAAAGGTGTATCGATAACAATGGTAAGAATGAAAGATCCGTCTGATGCTAAAACACTATTTAGAATGAAACAATTTTATAAAATTCAAATTAAAGAAATGCCATCTGACTTAAATCAGTATTTGTAATGTTAATAAATTTTAAATTTATAAAATTAAAATTTATTAAATTAATTATTTGGGAATAAAAAAGTTAGTCTTTGTTATTCCATATTTCATTAGATCCTGGATCAATGGTTCTTCTTCCAATGGAATAAATGTTATACGACCACCTGTCTCGTTTTCTGTATATTCTGAGTTTTCTAATTTATTAATATCAAGTAATAGGTCAAATGAACCAGTACCACCTTGAATAACACGACCAACTGCAATCCGCGAACTAATTGATTTCATTGTATCCGTTTCATTAAATATAGCAGCATTTATGAAATGATCCATTGTCTTTTCAAATGATGCTTTAGCAATAGGTTCTGAATCAATCTTATTCATTCCGTGTCTATCAATTGATATGATATCGCCCAAATGACACATTTGATCTACTAATACTGATAAATGATTATGATTAATTTGAGATCCAGCATTAGAATATGTTATCCTATATTCAGCTAATAATAATTGTCTTGCTGCCTCAATACCATATAATTTATAGGTTCTGATTACATCATTACATCTGACTCTTTTCATATCAATTCCTTTAATAGTTCTAATCTTATCAAAATTAATTCCATTTGTTGTAACAACATATTCTTTACTTTCCTTAATATCACCAGTTTTGGAGTCAAAATTAATTGATAATTCATCACTAACATAAATATCATTAATATTATCAAATCCTTTTAATGTTATATCATTCATTATAATATTTAAGAAATCTAATATCATATTATAATTAAAACTAGTCATACTAAATCTAATGTGGATTATATATTCTTTATCAGTACTTTGATTTGATAAGATAGCACATCTACTAATTTTATTAAAAATATCTTTATCACTGCGCTTGATATTTTTAACATTATTAACATTTTTATACCAATAAGAGATAAATCTTGTTTTAATATCTAATAAAGATGTTTCTTTATCCATCATCTTTTCAATATTCATCTTGAGTCTGAATACAAAAGGTAGTGTATTGATGTCAGTTTTCTGATTATTTGTAAAGAATGGATTTACAACATTATCAGCTTTTATTTTTTTTGATAATCCAATATTATTATTAACATCATAATATACTTCAGCGAATGTTACTAATTCTTTAATTGATAGGTATTTAAAATTACTAATTATCTTATTTAACATTGTCCTATCGTTAGAATATGGCTCATCAAAATAGATATACATTTCAGGTGTTTTAATATTCTTAGAATAATGTAATAATTCTTGAATACGAGACACACCCATATTCGCAGAACTTTTAGCAGCATTACCTGCAGAGTGTTTTGTATTTAATGTCATTTGAGATGTAGGTTCTCCAATAGATTGAGCCGCAATAATACCTACCATTTCACCAGGTTCTACTAATGCTTTCAGGTAATTTAATCTAATTTCTGATAATATGTCATCAAACTGTTTCTTTGTTAATCCATATTCAAATATGCATCTTACAGGTGCTAGATATTCGTACAAACCAATCTCAAATAGGAATTTTAGATTACGATTATCTTTTTTCATATATTTATCGTTCTTATTCATTATGATCATAATTCTATAATCATAATCATCTAAAAACTTATCAATAGAATCTACTATATATTCAGGATCCAATTCAATATGCTCTTTATTATTTGAATAATCCTGTGTAATTCTAAAGATATTTACAGGTAGCATATATTTATCTTCAAGTACTTTATATTCTAATAAAGCTTTCTGTTGAATTGTTCTTAATCTATCGCGATAATCAATCATCTTATCCATAAACATCTTATTGGTTTTCCCTACATTTTTTAATTTTAATTTTTTCTCAATCAAATCAATCTGTTTCTTATTAAGGCATAACTTTTGCTCCAAAGTAGAGTTATTCATTTTGATTATATTTAATGTTATCTCAGTTTGTTTAGACTGGTCGATACCATTCTCACCATATACCTGTTGAATAATAACACCTTTTGCATTTCTATTGGTACCATCATATTTAATAGAAAGATCTTCCAAACCTTTAATCAATTGTCTTTGAATATAACCCGTCTGAGCTGTTTTAATAGCAGTATCGATGAGACCATCGCGACTTGCCATTGAATTATAGAACAATTGGAAACCCTTCAAGCCTCGGAAATAAGAGCTATTAATAAATCCTCTTGCTTCTGGTGTATCATCATCACGATGAAAATAGATTAAACTTCTATTCTCAATCTTTTTACCAATACGAACACCATCAATAGACACTTGTCCAATAATACTTGTCACTTGAGTTAAATTTGATGAATCGCCACGAGACTTTGCAGATACACAAACAGATAAGAAATTATTTATTGACATTATTGATGATTTTAATAAAATTTGACTTACATTACTCTGAACAGTACTAATCTCATCTCTTAATAATTTCTCATTAATTTCTCGTGGCATTTGATCCACCTCATTTTCCATTTGAGTAATATTATACTTTAGTTCTAATATATTATTATTAACTATGGTTTTAACTTGTTCTTCTAATTTAGAATCAATTACATTATCGCCAAAACTAGCTGTTTGTCCTTTTAATAACAAAAAATTAATAATCAATCTTTGAGTATCATCAATAAATCTTCTTGTCTTGCTAGGACCATATTTATCCCAAATAAAATGAATAATAGAATTCTTAGCATTAGATAGAGATGATTTATCCAGATTACCAACCTTTAGTTGTCCATCTACAACTTGAAGAATAATTTTATCCCCTGATTTTTTTAAAATATTAATTCCTTTAGGAATTATAAAAGAGAATAGTTCATGACCAGAATACATTTTATTCATATCAATATCATATTTATGTTCAGCAGTTGTATTACAAAGTATATTTGCAACTTCCCAACCTTTTAATTTAATTTTAGATTCTGTTAGTACATATGCTCCAGATAATGCATCTTGTTGACAACCAATAATTGGATTAGAATCTTTACAACCAATAATTTGAAGTTGTACATTTGCTATTCTTTTTAATTCATTTCTAGCTTGAATACTCTGTGCTAAAAATATATTCATTTCATCACCATCAAAATCTGCATTATATGGTTTGCAAACTGATACATTCATTCTGAATGTATTTATATCATTATTATCAATAATCTGTAATCTGTGGCCCATCATAGATGGTTTGTGTAAAGTAGGTTGTCTGTTAAATAATACATAATCATTATCAATACAATGTCTCTCTACAATATCACCAAGATTTAATTTAATTGCTTTTTTCCTGTATTTCAATTCTATTTTTTGCGTATCAGCTTTACCATCTCGATATGATACACGGATAACACAATTTGCTCCTGGATATACATCTCGACCATTTTTTACCAATCCAGTTAAATATGCTTTGTTATAAGGTGTTACTTCTTCCGGGATAGTTAATTCCATTGCTATTTTTTTTGGAATACCCACCTGATCAATATCAATATAAGGATCTGATGTGATGACAGAACGAGCTGAAAAATCAACACGCTTACCCATCAAATTACTACGAACACGACCTGCCTTACCTTTAATTCTTTCTGAGATTGATTTTAATATTCTACCACCTGTTTTAAATTCAGTTCTTGGTAGTGTTACCGAATCATTATCAAAATATACAGCAACATGATATTGAAGTAATGCATAGAAATCTTGGTTATATTTATTTGTCTCATTTGTTATTAGACCTTTCTCCATTTGTTGTCTAACAGTTTTATTTGTTCTAATAATATCTGCTATTTTTAAAGTCAATGCATCTTCAGCTGTAGCAGAAGCTAAAAAATCCATTTTAGCAGTAGGTCTAATAATAACAGGTGGTACAGGGAATGTATTTATAATCAAATCTTCTGGTCTTGCAATTTTTGGATTGAATCCTAAAATGAAGCATTCGGTATCAGATATATTTCTTAATATATTATAACAATCTCTTGGACTTAATGCCTCTTTAATTTTTTTATTTAATGTCAAGACTTCGCCTGTATCTGTATTAGTATTTTGATTTTCAACAACCCTTTCAATTATAATTTTTATAGTCCCTGTATCTTTCACCTCTCTTTTAATTTTTGATACAGGAGCGCCACAATTAAAACAGAACATTACATTTTTTGTTAGGACTTTTATTTCTTTTAATCTTTGTTCTGGTGTTTTATTTATATTTTTTTTTATAAAATCATCAACTTTATCAATTAATACTTTTGAACATCTTATACACACACAATGTAATAATACTTTCAAATGATTTAAAAAACCAAAATGGAATACTGGTTCAGCTAGATCAATATGACCAAAGTGTCCAGGACAATCATTTTGATTTAACCCACAAGTAGAACACGGTAAATATACATCACAAGTACCTAACCGAAGATCTACCAATCCACCTTTTTTTGGTTCATAGTTTTCATAAGATTCAGCAAGATTAATACCAAAAGGATCATCTCTTACTGCAGAATATAACTTAACATCTTTATTCTTCCACAAAGTAAATTCTATACGATCGATTTTTCTCACTTCTGCACTGTAATTGTCCTTATTAGTTGTCATTTCTTAGTATATATATAAAATAACCTTTATAATAATTTAAAAAATCAAATTTTTTAAATTATTATTAAATTGTGTTTGTTTTTAATATAAAAATAATATTAATATATAATGCTAAACTTTAATAAAGTAATGAATGACATTATTAAGAAAATAATAATAGAGATAAAGAAGGAAGATAATAAATATATTATTGAAAATGATATTTTTAATCCAATATTTTCTATTTTTGCACAAAAAATATATCCTTATGTATCATTATTATTTGCAATGTACACTATTAATTTAATATTAATTATCATTATACTCATTCTAATTGTAAAGAAAAATATATAATTATTATAATATTTTCTAATTTAATGTATAAATATGAATGAATTATATAATTCACATTATATAAAATATTTAATAATATTAGGTATATTATACACTCTTTTAAAGATTGTACCCAATCCTAAATTACAACATAAAGACATTATATTAATTCTATTTATTGTTGTTTTTACAATATATAGTGTTGATTATAAAAATAATAACAAAATAATTATCGATAATTTTGATAATAATATAACATTACCAGTTGTTATGTCAAATCAATTAGAAAATAAAATTAATATGATATCAAAACCTACAACACAAACATCGTACTCACAACCAGTACAAGAAGCAATGCAACAAATATCGTACTCGCAACCAGTACAAGAAGCAATGCAACAAATATCGTACTCACAACCAGTACAAGAAGCAATACCATCAAATATTCAGACAAAAGACACAATCGAAAAGAAATATTATAATATATTATTAAATGATCTAATAAATAAAAAAGTATTAAATTCAAATGATGTTGTAAATATTAATATAAAATTAGATAGTAAATTATTTACAATGGAAGATATTATAACATCTCTTGAACAAATGAATAAAGCTACTAAATATAAGAATACTAAACACCAACCTAATAAATTATTGAGAATGACTCATAGAATGGATGTTAGTGGTAATCAGGTAAATAATTCTTCAGATATTTCTATAAATAATATAAATGACTCTGATCCTAATACTACTTCAGGAATTTCTATTAATCAAACTAGTAATGATAGCTCAAATAATATGATTCAAACTAATAATGATACTATGTATAATGAATTATTACCATCTAAAATGGAACCTCTAGGTACTCATTTTCCTTCAACATGGTCAAGTGATTATACAATATTAAATACAGATAAATGGAAAGTTCCAATGTATCAACCACCAGTGTGTCTAAATACTACACCATGCAAAGTATGTCCAGATGATGCATATCCATATTTAGGATTAAAAAATTGGGATAATAGTAGAAAAATATCAAACATAAATATTAATAATAAATGGACACAAAATCAAAATGATAGTTCTAAATAATAAATTAAGAACATAAACTTTTTAATCCATCATCAAAATTAATTTCAATAGTCCATCCTAATTGCTTAACTTTATCATTACTAATATAATACCTCTTATCATTAAACGGTCTATCCTCAATATATGTTATCCATTTTTTACTCTCATATTCATTAGATTCTATATTTTTTAATAATTTTAATAATTTATAAGTTATATCTAATATACTATATTCTAAATGATCATCTGCACCAATATTATATATTTCCCCAATAGTGCCATTTTTTAATATACATTCAAATGCTTTTGCAACATCATAAACATGTAAGAAGGATCTTAAATTAGAACCATCTCCCTGAATAGTAACTGGTCTCCCTTCTTTTAATAATTTTATAAATCTGGGTATTAATTTTTCTGGATATTGATTAGGGCCATATACATTATTGCCACGTGTTATTATAATAGGTAATTTAAATGAATGATAATATGATATTGCTATCATTTCAGCCGCCGCTTTAGTTGCTGCATATGGATTTGTTGGACATAATATAGAAGCCTCTGTTTTTTTATCCTCTTGTGCATCTGTCATTGACTCGCCATATACTTCATCAGTTGATACGTGAATAAATCTATTTATTTTATTATATTTTTTAACAGCTTCAAGTAATGTATGAGTACCCAGAACATTATCTTTTGTATATTGTAATGAATCATCAAAAGAATTCTGTACATGACTCTGTGCAGCAAAATGTATAACTATATCTATATTATAAGTATTTAATATAAAATCAAGTAAATCTGAAGAACATAAATTGCCTTTTATAAATTTGTAATTATCCGAATTTCTAATATTTTCATTTATATTATTAGTATCAGCACAATAATACATTGCATCTAAATTATAAATATTAACATTCTTATTATTACTCATATAATAATTAATAAAATTAGAACCAATAAAGCCACACCCGCCAGTAACTAATATATTCATTATATAATAATTAATATATTATTTATTTTAATATAAACTCTTGAAATTATTTTTCATTTCTAATAATATGTTTCTAACAGCTTCTTTTATATTTAAAACATTTGGATACATTTTCTCTAGTTTAGAAGTATTTAATAGATTATTAGATCTTTGTGATAATAAAATTTGATTTTGTTCTTCAATGGTAAAGTTTTCCCATTTAAATTCAGGATCAACAATATCACGATACATCTCTAAAATCTCATTATGAGATATTAAACCAGGATTAGTCAAATTGATTGTTCCTACATTATATTTTAAACTCATATCAATCATAATAGGTAATAAATAATTTAATACTGTCATTGAATTGGGAATTGAACAAATTTTTTTATAATTAGTTATTTTGGTTATAAAATTTCTTTCATTTACTTCATCGGTTATAGGCATTCTAATTCTAACATTAAGTATATTGGTTTTAAATTGATGCATTATTTTATCAGTCATCCCTTTTACAATTGAATATGATGACCCAAAGAAATCAGGTTGAGATTCTTCGGTATAACCATTAATATCATGATCCATAGTATCATGATCCATAGTATCATGATTAAAAATACATCCGGTGCCTAAATATGTAAAATGAATATCATATTTTTGTGCCAATAATGCTAAACAAAGTGGTCCGTACATATTATCTTGAATATTTTCTTTTAATTTTCCAGGTTTTTCTAAATAATCAATTGTGCTAATTTTTACACCCTCATATGTACCATGAGTTCTGCCAATAAAACTCATAATGTGTGTTATTGTTTTTATTTTTTTAATCTCATTTTCAACACCATCATAATCATCTGCTCTAGATTCAGCAATATGAACATTAATATTTTTTGTATTTAATAATTTATAAACTTTATTTCCAATCCATCCATTGACTCCAAATAAAAGAACATTAAATTCTTTTGATAAATCCATATTATAATATATATAAAATATATAATCTTTATATATAGTATAAATGTATGTAATATTAATAATTATAATCATATTATATTTTATCTATAAAAACAAAACTAATATTTATGAAAATTTTGTAAATATAAATAAAATATATAATGAGATTAAACATTCAGAATACAGTACAAATGCAATGATTATTGTTGAACCTAGAAAACATAAATTATTAAAAAATGTAATAGAAAATTTTGATAGTATTATGGATTCATCCTGGGATTTATATGTATTTTATGGTAAATCCCATTTAAATTTTATTCAAGATATAACTAAAGATATTGTAAAAAGAAGAAAAATCTTATTACCACTTGACACTGATAATTTAACTGCTAATGATTATAATAAATTATTTAAACAAAAATCTTTTTGGGATAAAGTTAAAGCTGAGAATATTTTAGTATTTCAAACTGACACTGTTTTATGTAAAGAATCACAATATAAGATAGAAGATTTTATAAAGTATAATTATATAGGATGTCCTTATGATAATAAGGTAATAGGTACTAATAGTAGAATTTGGTCAGAATATAATATGTATGGGATTGGAGGATTGAGTTTTCGTAAAAAATCATATATAATAAAATGTATTGAAAATAATCCAAATATTCCTGATAATTTTGCGGAAGATGTGTTTTATTCAGAATGTTTAGAAAATAATAAACCAGATGTAAAAGATCTAAATAAATTTTGCACACAACATAAATATTTCGATAATAGTTTTGGATTACACAAACCAACAAATCTAAAAAATAATAAAGCTTTACATTCTTATTGTCCTGAAATAAAAATATTAGAGTAAATTATTACACCATTTATTTTCAATAAATTGAAATATATTATTTGCATTTTTTCTATAAAACATAATCCATAAAGAACAATTACCTGTACCACATACAATATACTTGCATCTTGACATTATAATTGTAATTGCTAAAAAGTTTTTTGAAAATTTATAATTAATATTATTATTATCTATATCTCTGGTAGCAAGATCAACTGAGCTCAAACATTTTGTCATTGCTCTAATTTCCTGTTTAAAATAAATATTATTAGGAAATTTTTCTCTCATCGTATTAATAAACTCTATCTCATCACTTTGTATTAAAAACCTTATATTATTATCTTTATTATAAATTATATTTGCTTTTTCTATAGTCTCATTATAATTACAAATATTACTTTCAGTTATCTTATCATTACCTCTGTGAAATAATACACATGTATTCTGATAATCTATATTATATTTTGTTTCTAATGTTGATATGATATTATATATTTCTTCTGTTGGTGTAAAGTACTTATCAATAAATGGTGTCAATACCTTATAATTTAATTTATTATAATCAATAAATTGGAATAACCAATGAAAATCAATAAATTGTTTATATTCTAGCAAATTATTATTATTTATAAAATAATCATTAGTTATATCATTATCTTTTTTACAATGAGGTTTATATAATTTAAATTGTTCGGTTGAATCTATTGTGTCTGGTACTTTATTATTTTGATTAAAATATTTTATTATCTCGTATAATCTGTAGGAACAATTTGAAAAAAATCCTGAACTATGAGTTATTTTTAACATTGACTTATTATAATCTTAATATATTATAATTTTTTCATAACCATTATATAAGTTTCTTTATTATATTTACAATTTTTAATTGTAACGCACATCCATATCTTAGACAATCTAACTGCTTCTTTTAAATCTATATTATTTTCTTCAAATGATTTAATATATTGTATCCTATCATTGAATTGTGTATTTGATTCAGATATAAACTGCAATACCTTATATTTCTTATCATTATAAATTATTTCACGATAATTATTCTCCATTTATTACTATACTGTAAAAAATTGATTTTAACTAGTTATAAAAACAATTTTTTTATATCTATTAATGGATAATATTATTGAAATTACAGACATCTTAACCAGACTATCTAATAGTACTATTATTAATGATATAACTATCTTGAATGATAAATATAAAAAGTTAGAAGAAAAATATGCAGAAGTGATTAAAGAAAATAAAACACTTGAAGAAAAATTAAAATTCTGCAATGATCAATATAGTGATCTAAATAAAGTATCATATGTCAGATCACTTAGTATTGAATTACAAAGTAAGAATAATCTTATTAAACAATTAGAAGCTCAAATTAATAAGCAAAAAACAGCAAAAATTCCTGAAATTGATAAAGTTAAATCAAAAGAAGAAGAATTTAAAACCTATGAATTTAATATTGATGATTATGAAGAACTGGATTGTTATGAGTTAATTAAATATAAAAATATCTACTATCTAAAAGAATCTACTACAAATAATGTTTATAATATTCTAAATAATAAACCATATTTACATGTTGGTACAATTAATAGTAAGGGAAAAGTTGTTTTAGTATGAATATAATTTTTTTATCAAGTTTATCTGATAAAAAAATTATTTATAATTGTAATGGATATATTATTTGGTATAGATTTTGGTACTACAAATACTGTAATATCATATTTTCAAAATAATAAAGTTAAGATATTGATGGATGGAAATTTTAAAACAATACCATCTAAAATATGCAAACAGAATGATAAATATTATTGTGGAAACTACATACCTCTCAATGCAAATGATATTATTATTAATTTTAAGAATGATAACAATTTAGATTTATTAATTATTTTTTTTAAACATTTGCATAATCTAATTACAAAAACATTTAATATTGATATGATTAAAGCAGTTATAACAGTCCCTTCTAATTTTAATGATAATCAACGAGAAACAATAAAGTTAGCATTTGAATCTGTAAAAATAAATATCATTAGAATGATCAATGAACCATCTGCTGCAGCATTATCTTATGGATTACATCATTCTTCCAGAGACGGTGAAAAAATATTAGTTGTAGATACAGGCGGCGGTACTATGGATTTTACTATACTTGAAACAAATGGAGATTTATTTCAAGTAATTCATAGCGAAGGATTAAATACAATGGGTGGAAATAATTTTACTAATGTCATATTAGATGATATGAAAAAAAAGGTACAATGTAATAGAGAGTATAATTTATGGCAAAAAGCAGAACAGATTAAACAAAAATTAGCATATCTAGATACTTTTACTATCAAAATAGACAATAGTTTATATTCATTAAATAGAAAGACTTTTAATCAACTATGTAATTCTTTGATAAATAAAATAGAAGATACAATCAAGCAAATAATTGATCAATATCATATTGATTATATCATAATGGTAGGCGGTAGTAGTAAATTATTATTATTACAAGATATAATTAAACAAGTATCTAAAATAACTATATGGATTCATCCTAATCTAGATACTGTTGTTGCTGAAGGTGCAGGACTATATGCAGGTATTATAGAAGATAAATTTACAGAAAATAATGATGTAGTATTATTAGATGTTGTTCCTTTATCATTAGGTGTGGAATTGGCAGATGGTACATTTTCAATAATCATACCAAAGAATACACCATTGCCTGTTAAAAGAACACAAAAATACACATCAGATATTAATACTAATATTAAAGTTAAGGTATATCAGGGTGAGAGGAAGATAGCAAATAAGAATTTTTTAATTGGAGAATTTAAGATTGATAAAGTGTCATCAAATGGTACGCCAGTTATTGATATCACATTCAAAATAGATATAAATTCAATTATAAATATTAGTATTCTTGATAAAAAATCAGGCAATGAGAAAATTATAATATTAAAAGATATTCCTAAAATTGATGATATGAAAATAGATGAATTAATAAACTCTGCTAGTAAATTATCGGATGTTGATACAGATGAATTGATCCGTAAGCAAAATATATATACAATTAATAGTCATATTGAAAATTCTATTATTCATCTTCAACTTAATAATTTAATAAGTGAAAAAGATAAAACAGATCTATTGGATAGATTTAATACTATTGAAGAAAATATTAATACTTATACAAATATTCAATTACTTGATATTGTATCTGAATTAGAATTAACATGTTCTGTATTAATAAACCATAATAGTTCTAATGATATTGAAGAAATTGATATCGAATTATTAAATAATAATAAAAATACCCTGAAAACACGTATCAACTTATTATTAAATAAAAACCCTGAATGGAAAGAATACTTAGAACCAGTTTTAGAAGAATTATCTTATAATAATATTTCTAATGAATATATCGAGGAGAAACTTAAATTATTATCCGAATTAGAAGATAATGATACTAACAAAGATTATAAATCAGAGTTTCATAACTTATGCTTATACTTAAAATCTGAAATAGAATTAAACAATCTTAAATTAAATAAAGAAAATACTAACAAATTAGTTAATTTAATAAATTCTAACTTAGATTTATTAAATAATAATGATAATCAAGATTGGGAAACTAAAATTAATGAATTAAATAATTTTTGTTTGGAATTAATTTAAGCGCTTGCGCCCATGCTGACGCTAGTATCGGTGGGAGGTGCAAGAGCAACATTCTCAGATTTCTTAACTTTCTTAAGAGTATTCTTGAAGTTCTTAACAATTTCGCGACCATCTTGAATACTGTATTTTACTGGAACCTCAAGTTTGTGTCTCTTTCCAACGTAAGTATAGACTGACTTTTTACTCTTGCGGGTAGATTCGCAGATGCTAAATGTTACATCGTTATCAGTACGCTCTCCTTCGCGGAAATACTTGCTAAGAGCTTTATTAGCAGCTTGATAAGGAGTTAGACCAGTGAAACGACCTTCAAAAGTCTCAGATCCAGGGAGCTTTACTTTGAAAGATCTAATGTGTTTCTCATTGCTATCACCTTCAACTGCATCAGTAGGTTCAGCAGCAGCTACAACGGTATCAGATTTTTTCTTTCTTGATACCTTTGGCTTTGCAGTGTTAGTTGTTTTGGCCTCTGATACGACAGTAGATGCCTTTGCTCTAGGAGCACGAGGCTTGGTTTCAACCTTAGCTTCAACTTTTGATTCAGTTGCTTGAGCAGCTTCAGGCTTTTTACGACCGCCACGTTGCTTCTTCTCGACAACAGGCTCTAAAGAAGTTGCAACAGGTGCAGCAACAACAGGAGTTGCTACTTTAGTTTCAACAGCTTTCTTAGTACGACCACCTTTTTGTTTAGCTTCAACAGGAGCAGCCGCAACAGGCTCTACAACAGGAGTAGCGACCTTAGATTCAGTAGAATTTTCAACCATAGTTTGTTGTTTAGATTTCATATTTTTTTTACCAGACATTATATACTTTATTATGATATTATTTTTTTAAATCAAACACACACAAAATCAATATTAAATGCGTTTAAACAATACAATATTTTGTAGGTGCCTTTATATATTTACATATTTAATATAATTTCATATAATTAATTTTAATTCTTTAATTTTATAATATGGAAAAATCTGAAATTAAATTAAATATTATTAATTATAAATATAAATACTTGACAAATATAATATTAAACTTACAAAAACACATTAATAATTTATACAAGGATTATAAAATTGATTATCCAAATAAAAATAATTTCATAAAAAATATATTTAAAATTAATAAAGAGATAACAAATGAATATAATAAATATATATTATATAAATTAAATGATATAAGTTGTAATTTTGATAATTTAATTGATTTGTATAATATATTACCAAATAAAAAAGAATATATTATCAATTTTATTAAAATATATAATAATAAATTACCATTTTATAGTCTTGAATTAGATTTAATTAATATAATGTATGATATTGGTTATTTATCACTAAATAATATTTTTGATATATTGGTTGTTAATAATATTAGATTATCAGAAAACCAAATCAAATTAGTTAGTGAATTAAATAATATATTTATTCCTACTAAAATAAGAATATTTAATGTGGTTAATAAAAATTATGAATATTATTGGAGAATTCCATCTGATTATAATCAGTATGATATATTGCATCATACGAGAGAGTTATGGATTAAAAATATGAATAGTACAAATGAATATATTAAAATAGAAGGTTATTTTATAAATGACGATATATCAAGTGTAATAAAAACTTGTCAATTAAAATACAATATTCTTTATAATAAAAAAAAAATAATAATTGAATTATTTAATAACTCATTAGTTGATAAAAAATTTTTAAACAAAATAATTAAATATGATTATTTAGGAAATATTTATTGTTTAGAATCTGAAAATTATATAGAATATATTACATCATTATATAACGAGTTTATAGATTTATCCAAATTAACTTTTGTAAATATAATGAAAGAGTTTATTAGTAAAGATACTGAAATAAATAAGATATACAGAATTATATTTTTATTATTACTTGGTGATAATAATACTAAAGAAATTGCAGGTTTATTATTAGGTCTGACTAAAGAAAAAAAATCATTTAGTCCAAATATTTATAATATATTATATCATAATTTACCTTACTATTTACAAGTTTTAGTAAAAAAATCAAATGATAATATAGATAATGAATTAGAAAAAATAAAGGCTTTGACTATTGAAGATGTTAATTATAAAACACAACTAATGCTAAATAAGAATATTCCTGATAATGTTAAATTATTAGTATTAGAAAAAATAGAAGAAATGAAATCTGTTAATAATGAATATTATAAACAATTAACTTATGTAAAAAATATTTTAAATTTTCCATGGTCTTCAAAAAATGATAATTTTATGTTTGAAAATCTTAATAATGATCAGGCTAAATCTTATTTAAATAAGATTGAATCCGATTTAACAAAATTATCATATGGTCATAATGAGGCAAAGAAAATATTATTACAAGTAATTGGTAAATGGATATCTAACCCAAATAGTCAAGGCACATGTTTTGGTTTGGTGGGACCACCAGGTGTTGGGAAAACATTATTAGCAAAATCTGTAAGTAAAGCTCTTAATATACCATTTGCTGAAATTACACTTGGGGGGCAGAATGATGGCGAATTACTCCATGGCCACGGTTATACTTATTCTGGTTCTCAACCAGGTATGATTGTAAGAAAGATGGTTGAGATGGGTAAATCAAGATGTATAATATATTTTGATGAGTTGGACAAAGCTTGTAGTAAGCACGGTTCAGTTAATGAGATTACAAGTATATTAATTCATTTAACTGATCCAAATATGAATAAAACATTTCAAGATAGATTCTTTCAAGGAATAGATTTTCCTCTGGATAAAATTATAATGATATTTTCTTATAATGATTCTAAATTAGTTGATCCGATTTTATTAGATAGATTAAAACAAATAAATATAGATGCATATACAATAACTGATAAAATCAATATAGTAAAAAATTATATAATTCCAGAATTAGCAGAATCTATCGGACTATTAGATGAGAAATGGACCAATATGGAGGAAGACCTAATTGAATATATTGTTAATAATTATACTAGCGAGGCAGGTGTAAGATCAATTAAACGCCATATTGAAAAAATATTTTTAACTTTGAATTTAGATAGAATATATAAAAGAAATAATTTTATAAATAATAATGATTTTATTATAACAAAAGAAACTATTGTAGAAATATTAGAAAAATCATATAACGAAATAGCTACAATTCATTTAGAACCTCAAGTTGGAATTATTAATGGTCTTTACGCGACTACTAATGGAGATGGAGGTATAATTCCAATACAGATTTATAACAATATAATCTCAAATAATAATTTTGAAATGAAATATACAGGCAAACAAGGTGATACTATGAAAGAAAGCGTTATGTGTTCTTTCACTGCTGCTATTGAATATATTAGAAGAAATATACATAAATATAATTTTATAAATAATATTGATGAATATATATTAAATAATTTTAAAGGTGGATTTCATATACATACACCTTCTAGTTCTACGCCAAAAGATGGTCCTAGTGCAGGATGTGGATTTACATCTGCATTTATATCACGAATATTAAATAAACCGATTAAAAATAATATTGCAATGACAGGAGAGGTTGAATTAACTGGGAAAATAACTAAAATAGGAGGTTTAAATTTTAAATTAATTGGTGCCAAGAAGGCAAATGTGAATCTGGTGTATGTACCATTTGAGAATGAAAAAGATATAATTGAAATAAAATCTAAACATCCTAAATTAATTGATAATACATTTATTATTAAATTTTTTAATCAAATTGATGAAATAATAGATGATATTTTATTATAATGATAATGATATAGTTTTTTTAACTTTATTAGTCTTTATAATTTTTTCAGAATCAGTATCTTCTTCTAATGATTCAGTATCTATATCAGAATCTTTCTCTGATAAATTACTAATAATTAAATTATTTTTAGTAATATTATTTGATGATTTAATTATTTTATTTTTTGCATCTAGAATTAAATTAGTAACCTTATTACTCATTAAAATATTATGATAAGGAAAAATTTTACGATATGTTTTTGATATTGTAACATCCGAAATATCAAAAATGTCAGAGATTTCTTTTTTAGAAATATCAATATTATAAATATTTGATACTAATACAATACATCCTGCTGCAACTGAAGGAGGCTCGTGTGTTGATGCAATATCAAGTTTGTGAATATTAATAGCAATGTCTTTTGCTATATTAATATAATCAATATTAATATTTAATTTCTTACCAAATCTTTCAATAAAATCAACTGATTGAGAACTCTTAATTTCATAAAATAGTGTATTAGAGTCAATAATTTCACAAAAGTTTCTACACCCCCTATTTACACTTTTAATCTCGAGTTCATAAATATCAGCAATTTCTTTAGGACTGCGTGTTTCATTTTGTAATTTACAAGCATAGAATAGACAAGCCGCAATCATTGATCTTCTATTAATACATCTCATAATAATACTTTTACCTTTTCTTTTTCCTTTAGAATGTACTGATTCAGATACTTTCTTATATAAAATTTTAGCACTATCAATAATAGTTTGTGTGATATTATATTTCTTACATTTTAACTGAATTCTATCTAATACTTCCATTAGACTTTTTTCTTTATAAGGCATTTGTCCTTGTTTTTGAATAATACTCAACTTATTATATCCTCTACTTGCAATCTTTGTACCTAGTGATGACTTTGGTAAAAAGAAATTTGATGGACAACCATATCTAGAATTGGACCCTTCTAAATCATTAGAATATTCTGGCTTTTCATCTAGATATTCTTCATTAATAACACCACATTCATTACATACCATATGGCCCTTAATATTATCTATAATCAGTTCATCGCTTTTACAATTTATACATACTTTATTTTTTTTATCATTTTTTGTATTGAGATCAAGCCCTAATAGGAGGTTGTCAATTTGATCATCTGACATATCTAAATATTTATCAATTGCGCTCATTAATTGATTTATAGAGATATTAATCTTTTAAATATTTTAATTCAATTTTTCTTAATAAATATTGCTTATTGTATCAAATTGTTAATTTTTCTAATTGTTTATTTATAAAATAATAATCGTTGAATTTACTATAATCTAAAGATAACAGTAAATTATAATTTTCATTACATTCATTATACCATATAATAAATAATTTATGTCCAATAATATCATTATTTTCTAGTTGTGTAAATAAATTACAAACATCCTCTTCAGCCCATTTGCTCAATAATTTCGATACTAACAACATAGTGGAACTATCGTTATTACAAATATTAAATATTCTGGTTATTAACATTATATTATAATGAAATAAAATAATTTTAAGTGTATATTATATATAATTTATAATGATAGTATTTATAAATGATATATATATTAAAGAGAGTATATTTTACATTGATACAGATAAAGGAATATATGAATCTAAAATAATTAATGGATCTATTAATTTTAAATTATTTGATGATAATAATAATGAATTATATTTATCTACATTACATATTGGTGAAAAAGTAAGATTAATTTGTAAAAATAATATTATAAAAAAAATAATTATTGATACAAAATATTGTATTAATACTGATAGTTCAGATATAGAAGATATTAATATTATAAATTAAAAAAGTATATTTAAAAATTTAAATCTATAAATTTTTTCTAATGTATTTTATATCTAATATTTATGCAACAATCCTCTAATAATTTATGCACTGTGTTACTATTACTTGCTTTAGGATATTTAATCTATTATCTTATGAATAATAAAGTAAAGCAAGAAAGTAAGCAAGAACGTAAAGAAAAATTTACAGACGATAGTGGTAATTATGAAACTTCTAGCTCTTTAAAATATGTAAAAAACTCTGATTTACATAATGGTCTCCAAAATACAGAATATTTAGCAGATAGTCGTATTAATAATAGTGCATCACTTAATGATGATCCTGAAGATGATATGCCTATTACTAAAACTAATATTAATCCTAATGTTGTTGATTCAATAACAAGTGGTGCAGTAAATAAAGTTAATGATTTTAAAGCATTTGATGATGATTATACTCCTTTTACCAATTTAAATGGTGTAATTGATAATTATGGTACCTCAGTAGAATGGTCTGATTTAAATAGTGCTTTTTCAGGTCCTTTAGTAGATACCTCTAATACTCTAGATCTTGTTAAAATGAACCATGCTGAAATGAAGAATTACAATAGTGATGATTTCCTTCCTAAAGAAGTTATTAACGAAGCCTTTGATGATTTTTCACAAGCCAAATATGCTTTAGATAATGATAATCTTATTAATACTGATCGTTATGTTGTTGGTATTAATACTGTTGGACAATCATTAAAGAATGGGTCTCATGATATTCGTGGTACTATTCCTAATCCTAAATTCTCTGTTAGCCCTTGGAATAACTCTACTTATGAGCCTGATTACAATATTAAACCACTTTGCTAAAATAGTTAGTTTATCGTTTAAAGATTTTATAATTTAAAGATTTTTTATCTATACTTAAATATATAGATAAAAAATGTCCGAACAAAATGATAAGAAAAAAATATCAAATGAATTTGTTCAAAATGTTAAAAAATGGCTAGAGATTGATGATACTATAAAAGAAATTAGAGTCAAAACAAAACAACTTACCAGTGAGAAAAAAGAAAGAGAACAATATATATTAGATTATTTACAATCTATTGATGAAAAAGTAGTAGATGTTCCTAATGGTAAATTAAGAAGAAATGTAAGTAAAACTCAAGCCCCTTTTAAGAAAGAGACTATACAACAAGCATTAGCTGAGATTACAGGTGATATTACTAAAGCTGCTGCTATGACTGATCATATTATTAAATCAAGACCTGTTGTACAAAGAGTAACTCTTAAAAGAACAAAAACTCGTGCAAGTGGTGGGGATGATTAATTATTTTTCCCAAAATTTAATTTTATTTCATTAATTTTATTATTAATTTTATTAACCCAATATTCAATTGTTAATATGTCTCTATTTGGTTTAAAATAATTATAATCTACTTTTTTATTATCTACAAATTTTATCATTTCTAATGCATTTGAATAAATCATATTTTCTTGAAATATACTCTTATAATTAGAATTAATATTTGATATTGGAATAGCATTTAAGCCAATACATTCATAGTGTCTATAACAATCATCTCTATCTCCTGTTGTGGAAATGACAAATTGAGCGTTAGATATATTTTCTAAATAATCTTTATAATTTAGTTCTTCACCACTATTTTTCCCAAATATATCATACATTCTTCTTATATGATTATATGGTAAATGATTATGAACACGAGTACATTGATTGAGTATTATATTATTTTTTTCTTTATTATTATCATATGTTTTAACAAAATTTATATAATCATCTAATCTTTCATGTAATAGCCCATATGGAATTCCCATATATTTACTATTATTATTATATATAGGGTTTTGACTTATCCATAAAAGAATATGTTTATTATTCAAAAACATATCTGTATTATCATTTTTATATATTTGATCCGCATGATGTTGTGAAGTTATAATTATAATATAAATATTTTTTTTTTCTAAAAATGGTAATATATATTCACAAAAAGGCTTAAAATAATCTGATTGTAGCTGAACAATATCAAAATTTTTAATATCATTATAATTTTTATTTTTTAGTAAATCATTTGCTTTAATATTTAATTTATAATTACAATATTTAGGACCACTATCTTGATGTATTTCTGTTGCAAAAAAATGGTCGCATATAATATATGGTGCAATTGGTGTTACAATATATTCTGCCATTACTTTATTTGAATTAATAATATTATGAAAATTATCCATTATATTATACATAATATTTTTTTTATCCATTCGGATGAATTATATTTTCTTTTATATTTTTGATAACTATCTATTAACAATTCTAATTTATTATTATCTAATAAATTTTTAGCAATCAAATGATTAATAAAAGTTAATTCATTTTCAAAAAAATAAATATTAAATAATTTTGAGAAGCTAATAAATAATGCTTGATTAAGTACCTCGGTTTCTATCATTATATCCTTATTTACTTTGTCCGCTAAATCATTACAATCGCTATAATCAATTAATATCTTATTGATCAATTCTCTATATTTAAAATATCTATATTTTATTAATTTTGTTATTTTACTCATTATTATTATATATTACAATATAATAATAATTAAATAAATCAAATTGTTATTCCAGATTTTCTGGCTTTTCTGTTCTAATGCGTGGCAATATATTTACTGCCATAAGTTCTTGGAATAATAGTTTGCAAGCATATGGGATAACTACTGCTGATATCCTAGTAGAGTTTTGACACCCTTTGCACTTGTAATATTCCTTATCAATTACTTTGGAAGCAAACTGACCACAATCATCGCAAACATAAAACTTTGCAATATCAGATGTTTCCATTAATCGTTCCTTTGTAAATTGTCCCATACCATGTGCCACCATTGCATCTTTTTCCATTTCACCTATTTTTAGACCACCATCCTTAGAGCGACCTTCTAAGGGTTGTCTTGTTAAAGATTGCTTTGGACCTCTTGCACGGCCATGAACTTTATCTTGCACCATGTGTTTTAATCTGATGTTATAACTAGGGCCAATAAATATTTCTGCATCCATTTTACGGCCTGTAATACCACAATACATTGTTTCTGTGCCATATGGTGAATATCCTAGTTCTTTCATTGCTTTTGGTAAGCTCATTATGTCATAATTATTAAATGGTGTCCCATCTACAAATTCACCTTTCTCAGCACCTTGTTTTGCAGCAAGTGTTTCAATAAAATGAGCTACAGACATACGAGAAGGGAATGCGTGAGGATTTAATATCAAATCAGGTACCATACCACTCTCAGTAAATGGCATATCTTTCTGCGGATACACAATGCCGATTGTTCCTTTTTGTGCGTGTCTGTTAGTAAATTTATCACCAATAATTGGCTTTCTTTCTAATCGAATACGCATATTGTACATTTCATATCCCTCAGAGTTATAGACTCCAGTATGGACTCTGTCTATTACACCAGGAATATTTGATTTAAATATCTTGGAGCTATCCTTATAAACTTTATTATTCTTACCAGTAGGTTGCATCGGTGATATTTTACCAATAATAATATCTTCATTTTCAATTTCAGTTTCTTCTGGTACATATCCCTTATCATTTAATTTCTCATATGATCCTTGTTTCATCCCAACAACTTTATTCCTATCAGGTTTTGTAAAGATATCATCTTGAGATGTAGATGGATTCTTCTCGATTACACTTGATTCTTTCTTCAAAGTATCGGCTCTGAAGAATCCTCTATCAATTGCAGACTGATTAAAGATAAGACTATCCTCTTGATTATAACCTGTATAGGAACAGATTGCAACAATTGCATTCTCACCAAAAGGTAGATCCAAACAACCATTGTATTTCATTCCTTGAGTCTGCACAATTGGTACCTGAGGATTATATAAAATTTGAGATATGTCCATTCTATCTTTGTAAGATGATAAGTAGATACCAATTGATTGTTTAGCTTGAGAGAAGTGAATAATATTTCTAGTACCATAATTATGATTTGCAAATGGAATATTTGCTGATACTGAACCAAATAATGTCCATTGATTGAAATCTGAATGAGTATAATTTACCCATTTATAATCTCCATATCTATTAATCATTGTATTATCTTTATATTCTACTTTACGTATAGATGCTTCAAACGCCTCATTCAACTTAGACTCCTCATCTGCAACTAACAAATAATTTAATGAATCAACATCCTCATATTCAACAATATCCGGATATTTACTAAGGATCTTTTTCCACGACTTTGATTTATTTTTACTATTTATTTCACTATTAATATCATCAATGAATTCTTTCTTATAATTAACCTTATTATCTTTTACAATTAATAGTGGTCTTATAAGACGCCCTCCGTCATAATAAACTCTAATTTCTTTATTTGTCGTATCTAATAATATTGAGGTGTATTTATCAATTATACCATCTCTCCTATGTTTCTTTAACATATTTAATATTTCGTAACTATAATCTAAATTTGCAACACCAACCCAATCACCATTTAATAATACCTTAATATATTGGTTCATTGTTAAAGGATCAATATCATATGGATGTTTAATGTGTGTATTATTATTAAGAATTGTTTTAATAATATTATGTTGAGAACTATTCTGCATAGTAATAGTTGATGTCATTGCCAAGCTTTTAACAATACCAATTTTAGCTCCTTCTGGAGTTTCTACTGGGCAATTACTTGAACAAAATGATGATGCCACAAAACTATGATTGCTAGATATAGTGGTGAAATCATAAACCATCTCAGGTTTAATTTCTTTAACTTCTCTAACAGGAACTGCTATATATCCATCATGTAGTTTATTATTCAGAAAATCATTATAAGTATATTTGGATTTTCTTACAACACAATCAGTTTGAAATTCTTCAATAATAGTTCTCAAATATTCATTTGTTATAATAGAATCATGTTTTAGTTTTTTAGAATATCTATAATCAAATGTGTCATTATATTTAACTAAATTAGAAATATTATTTTTTATAACCAATCCCATCCCATAATTAACTCCTTTATCTGTAATAGGATGAATTGAGTGTTCTATTTCAAACTCATTTAATAAATTTGATACACGATTTAAATACAATACACTATCTAGTTCTTTATATAATACCATCGATACATTTATTTTAGTAATATCTTCATATTGGATATTAATTTCAGATGCTGTTTTATATCCAGCAAGATATTCTCTCTTTATTAATTTATTACTATCCATAATCCACGATGGAACCATAATATTATAATAACTATCTAATTCACCAAAATAACCAATAACAAAACTTAGAATATCGTTTAATCTTACTCTAAAAATATTATCACGAGCTAATATTTGAATACTATCTTTATTATCAATATTTAGCTTAATGATATCACTTATGAAATATTCAAGATCTTCAATTGAATCTAGATTAAATAGAAATCCGTGGATATTAAAATCTCTCTTATATCCGTGAATCAACCCAATTAGTCTAGCAATTATAAGTAATTTATCATGAGATATATTATTAAAATACCCAGCTGCTTCTAACTTTGGAATATATGACATATGTACCTCTTTTATTTTATTTTTATCAATCGCAATATTAACAATTTTATTATCAATTAATAGTTTCTCAGTTGGTCTGATTAATATCAGATCCTTAGAAGTTATATCAACTGTCTTTTTCCATTCGGGCTTACCATTGTTAAGAACAAGAAATTTATGTTCAGGTGTTGCTTTAATTGATCGATTTGTGTCAGTATCAATTTGATATAATTTATCTGGCATTTTACCAAATTTATTATAAATAATTGATGTTGTTTCAGTTAATTTTTCAGGATGATATGTAATAACACTTTCACCATCCGATATATCAATAATTTGTTTTATAGTTGTATTATCATCTAAGAGGATTTCTGTATCCCCAGTTAGACACAACATTTGTGTTTGATTGTTATTTGCTTTACGAATAGATGTGACTTTAGATGTTGATTCTTCCATTGAGGGGGACATGATTCTTCTAAGATATGAAATTCCCTGAATCCAACTTAATCTCTGAAGTGCTTGTGCAACACCTTTTTTTGTTTTATTCATACCCCATACACCAGTTGCAAGAGCCGTTTTAATCCCCTGTTCAATAACAGCTGGTTTAATCTGATTAATTACATTGATTGGTGTTTCGTCAGATTGATTCTTCTTCTTGAAATTCTTACCAATTTCATTTAATAGCTTTTTCCAATTTTGTCTAAATAGTTGTCCAAGAAGAATACCAGGGGTCTCAACTCTTTTGTTATGTAATGCATCTCGATCATCAATATCATTATTACCTAATATAACATTGAG